AACTGCCGTTGAGATCGGATGCCCGCATCGCGCCGTGCTGCGCGAGGTGGAGAAGAAGACGTGCAATGCCTGCAATGCGCACAAAACGAATACCGTCGTCTACCTGTGCCTACTCCATGCGATCACGCACCACGGGAACGGATCGCCGATCGCGGATCTAGGCCCGCTGTTCGTCGATCCCAAAGCCGTCGCAAAGTCTGCGACAATAACGCCGCCTGCATCGCAGTGCCCGAATTGCCTGGAACCCATTGATGTCGGTACGACGCACTTCCGGGACGATACCTTTTCGTGTGATGCGACGTGAATATGGACGTAGGCAAGAGCGATCACGCAACGCGCTTAGAAACCGCACTTGATGGATGGGCGAAAATATATCCGAACGATAAGAATGTTCCACCTAAAATCATCGCCATATTCGTTATGGCTCGTGCTGCGCTTGCGGTCTGCGACTCTCTCGATGCGCAGACCAAATCATTAAATGCATTGCATGAAACATTCCTTAAGGCATTAGAGCACGCATGAGCGCAAAAATGAGGGGCTCCGGTATGTCTTGCTCGGAGGCCGGCAAGATCGGAGGATCTGCCGTGAAGCGCAAGTACGGCCAGGAATTCTACGAGGCCATCGGGCGCAAAGGCGGCGAGGCGACAAAGCAAGCGCATGGTCATGAATTCTATGAAACGATAGGCAAGAAAGGCGGAGCGAAAGGCGGGAACTCCACGCGCGATAAGTATGGCCCTGATTATTATGTCGGGATTGGCAAGAAGGGCGGCGCGAAAGTCAAAGAGATGATGGCTGCCGGGAAAAAAGCGCTAGCGGATGCGGCGACGGAGAAATCCAAACATGACAATAATGTTTGATGTCCCAGGCCCCCCTGTGAGCAAAAATCAAGGAATGCGCATAGACCCGCGTCGCCCGCATATGCCGATGTTTCGTCCGAAAGAAGCAACGATCTGGATGCAGAGGATTCGCACGTATGGACAACAGGCGGCGCGCAATGCGGCATGGCCCGATCCCTTCATTGTCGCCGAAGTCGCCATAGACTTTTTCAAGTATAACTGCCGCCATGATTCATCTGCCGGGAATGAGTACGTCTTCGATGCCTTGCAGATTCCCACGGTGCGCGATATTGAAGTCTTCAAGAGCGCATGGGGGCTGTACTACAACGACAAAGACGCATGGTGCCGGCAATCCCCCATGCCGATCCACGATAAGGGCGAGCGCCGATGCTCCTTCACATGCGAGTTATTACGCACGCGCTCAGACGACGAGGCAGAACGTCTACGGCAGCTATGGCTTTCGTCCATACGACGGCATCACGAAAAGAAAGCACTGCACACATTAGCGAAGGAGATTGAGAAAAATGGCATTGCGTAAGAAGACATCGGCAAGAAAAACGAAGGGTGTAAGACTCGTAGCGAAAAGAACGGCATTGACGAGAATCAGTGACGTGGAAGATGAGATTATACGATTAGATCAGCGCATCTATTCTCTCGAACAGCATAATTCTAAGGCACAGGATACCGTCGTCAAACCCGAAGCGATTGACGTTGTCCCGGAGCATCCGAAAATAAGCGATGATGAACTCTGAGCATGAACGACACAAGGCAGCACACAACGTATCCCGGCGATAACTACGTTGCCTGCGAGAAGTGCGGGGACATCGGATCGTGGGTTCCGGCAAGCGAGCGCACGGGATGGCGCTGCATTGCCTGTCGCATTGGGACCAAGTTCGGATCACGCGAAGAACTGATCCACGCACAGGACGAAGCGTCATCGCAGTACGCGAAGGCATGCGCGGTTGAGATTCTCTCCCGCGTTATCATGATTGGCGTCGTTGCGTATCTGATTTTCATGATCGTGTTTTCATGATCGTGCAACACGTCCACCACTAATACATAAGAGAAAAGAGCACCGCCTTTTTTTTCAGCGGTGCTCTTTTCCATGAGTGTCGTCTGAGTCGTCTGAAGGAGAATGTTACGGCAGGCTCAACGGTTTACACCGACGCCCTGGGATCGTACAACGACCTGAGCGACGAGTACAAACACTTCGTTATCAACCACGCGATAGAGTACGTGAACGGCCATATCCATACGAATAGCGTTGAGAACTTCTGGTCCTGTTTGAAGCGCACCCTGAAGGGCACGTATATCTACACATCAACCAAGCATATTAGGACTTTCGGCTTTGACTTTTTTTTCCCAAAGCCGTACCATGGGCACGGAGCTGGTGTTCAGTCGCTGATCAGCCAGCTTCGCTCATGCTTTTTTTTCAGCGGTGCTCTTTAGATAACGGAACCCTTTGCCTGCCCCGTCACCCGTCCTATGAGATGCTCGGCGTCAATGATCAATCCTTGCAGCCAAGTATGCGCTATCCCGAGCCCTGTCGGGGCTTGCTTGCAACATGGGTTGTCCCTTTCCTAATTCCCGCTTGTTAAGACGCGCCAATCCGTAGGAAGCGATGCATCAGTGATATCCCAACGGTATTCATCCAGAGGCGGATTTGCGCTTGCATTTGTAACGTGATGAAATCCGGCGGATAGTGCGAATGTACTATATGGATCGACGCCCGATCCCATAGCCCAAAATGGATCCTGTGATTCAACTTGCAATCCCAGCGAAGGAATTCCGGCTGAATCAGCCATGCGCACACCGTAATCATGCGCGGCAGTGAGTATCGTCTTCTCCACCGGCGTCATATTTGAGGACGCAATCGTTGCATCAGAAGGCATATATTGAAGCAACGCCCCTAGCGGAATGCCGACCTTGCCGATTCCACACGTTGTAGAATCCTGAGTCGCCGGAGGATACCAATTCGGGGCAAAGCACGGCAAGAGTCCATAGAGTTCATGCCCGATATATTTCGCTTGGAGTTCCGATAAAAGAATCGCGCCACTATTTGATACCATGCCCCCCGCAGTGGCTGTGTCGATCCCGAAAGCCGGTTCGATATCGGCATTGCTATACGGTGTCCCACCGACCGTCGATGTGAAGACCGTTGCGGCGGACACGATCTCGCCAGGAAAGAACGGCGCAACGATTGGTCCCCAAAGCCACGTATCGACAACCGTATTATCCGGTTGGAGCACGGAAAGATGCCGATCTGAAGATCCTTCAGGCATTGCCGCCGCAGGTAAATAGATAACCGCATTGCCTTGGATGCAATACATGGTGCAACTTACATTCACAAGAGGGTCTGTCGTTCTCGCAATGTAGAGTGGTCTCCCTGATGCATATGTGTAGTTTGATATGCCATTGAAAAACACGAGCCCTGAAATATCATCAAGCGTGTTGCCGGTTTTCGTTCCAAAGTTCGATGCGATCATGATGCTCGAACTCGCATCGGTTGCCGCCGTTATTGGAATTATTCTTCGATAGACATCGTTCGGCATGACTTCAGGAAAAAACGAGGTCGCCACACATGCCGGCAGCGGATTGCCGTTGACGATGGTCGCCGCGCACGCAATCGGCGCGGACGTGTAGGCTATCCCGCTGGGGATCGGCACGGGCGTTGCCGATACCACGGTCGGCGTGGGCTGCGCGTGCCTGTGCCGCGCGTCGGGTTGCACGATGGCGATGCTTGGCGGGAGTAATGGAGGAAGCAACGCGGCTATCATGCCGCTACCGCGTACTGACTCCAGGCGACATCGACGCCCATTGAGACCGCCGAAAAGTTAATCCAGTCCTGGAAGACGGAGAATCCATAGTTCTGTCCCGTCGTCCACGCATCCGGACTCACATGCTCGGCTAACTCCAAGCCCACACCGTCGATGCCCAGATTGTAGGCTGCGAACGCGGCGATATGATCGTTTGGGTACTTCCGAAGCGCGGGCTCCAGAAACTCGTTTGCCGCGACGCGCAGGTTCGTGAGCGGATCCATGAGGTTGCCGTAGCCGGGATAGCTTGGGAACACCCCGCTCCATTGGACCCCAAAAGTAATTTGACAAATACCGGCACCTACGCCCGGCCCCGGTATCATCCCCCGCTGCAAGATATTCTCGCCGTTGCTTTCCCGGTCCACGATAGCCGCGAGCATGCACGGGTCCGTAAGCGCGCATCCTACGACGGCTTCCGTATAGAGGGGCGCATACTGCATGAGCGCCTTGCGCCAAGGGACGGCAAAAGCGGGCTTCTTCGTAGCCGCGAGCGCGGCGACTTGCTGCACGGTAAGGAGTCCCATGATTAGGAGGTTCCTGCGATCATAGGGAAATCCTTGACATGGAGAATCTCTTGTAATGGAAGAAGATTGCGGCGAAGTCAAGCAACCACGCGCGCGCGCGCGAACATCGGCGCAATTAGCGCGACAAGAGGCGTGCTTCAAGTTGTCTGTCGTACGCGGAAAAACCGTGCGAGAAATTGCATCGGAACTTGCAATTACGCAAAACACCGTGGTTGCAGATATACGATGTGAACGCGATCGGCGTTATCATGAAGATACGGAACGACGGGATCGCGATACCACGACCGCAGTCGGATTTTACCAGGAAATAATTGCAATGGCATTAGTGCGTGCAGACATCGCTCTCACTATCCTTCAGCAGATAGCCGATTCAACCGGCTCAGTGAAAGAGGACAAGGAACCTTCCAAGCGCATTTCCGATCGTTATCTTGATACCGCAATAAAAGCACGTGATCGCATTGACAAACTCTTAGGATTGGAAGCACCGGAAACCGTGCAACAGAAACTCGATCTTATCATTCATGGAGGTTTACCTCCATCCCCGAAATAACAATCCCGACTCTTCATGTAGGACAGGTTCAAGCATGGGAAATACCCGCGCGATTCAAGGTTATTCGTTGCGGTCGGCGTTGGGGCAAAACGGCTATGGCTTCGACCATCGTTTGCGACGGCGCCGCGCGCGGGGAGTATTGGGGATACTTTTCTCCCGGATACAAATTCACGGCTGAAGTCTACAACGAGATACACGACATCCTTGCACCTATTACGAAATCGGCCTCAAAGGTTGAGGGCGTCATTCGACTCACAACCGGAGGGCGCGTGGATTTTTGGTCCCTTGACAACGAACGATCAGGCCGTTCTCGCAAGTATCACGGCGTTATGATCGACGAAGCAGCCTTCGTCGAAAAAGACATGAAGAAAATATGGGAGCAATCCATTAAACCTTCCCTCCTTGATTACGGCGGCATTGCGTGGGTTTTCTCCACGCCTTCGGGAAAAGATGATGACAATTGGTTCTACGAAATTTGCATGGACAAAGATTCGGGTTTCATCGAGTTCCATGCTCCCACATCATCGAATCCATACCTCCCGCGCGAAGAAGTCGCCAAACTCAAGGATGAAAACTCACCGGAGGTCTACCGGCAAGAATACCTCGCGGAGTTTGTGGATTGGTCAGGCGTTGCGTTCTTCTCCATCGACGCGCTTCTCGTTGACGGTGCGCCGGTTGCAATGCCGACGATGTGCTATGCGGTGTTTGCGGTGATTGATACGGCGATCAAGAGCGGCGAGGAGCACGACAGTACGGGCGTTGTCTACGTTGCATACAATCCTCTCATAAAGCCGTGTACGGTACTCCTCGATTATGACATTCTAAAAATTGATGGTGCGCTCCAAGAAGTATGGTTATCGAACGTCTATGATCGGTGCGAGCAACTTGCGCGCCAATGCGGTGCGATTAAGGGATCATATGGGGCATGGATCGAGGACAAGGTGACGGGAAGCGTCCTCATCCAACAGGCGAAGGCGAAGGGGATGCCCGCCTTTGCTATCGACTCGAAGCTAACGGCTATGGGTAAGGACGAGCGAGCTATCGCGGCCTCTCCCTACGTCTACGCGGGCGACATTAAGATCGCCGATGAAGCGTTCAAGAAAGTCAAAGTGCATAATCGCATCTCGGCTAATCATCTCGTCAAGCAAGTAACAGGCTTTCGGATCGGCGATAAGGGGACGGGCAAGCTCGACCTCCTAGACTGCTTCACGTACTCCGTCATCATCACGCGTAACAAGCTTTGGCGGAAATAAAAGCATCTAATTTTCAATGAACCTATTTTCCTTGTTTAATTTCTTTTTAAGAGCAGCTTTTGTTTGAGTCAGAATTTGAGATGCATTATGATATTCTCGCGATCTAAAAGTATGCTTGAATATATCTAATTTCTCCAATGATTCTCCAAAGGCAATATTTCGAGCATAAAGCTTCTGATTTTTTGGAAGTACATGCGTCATTTTATCCATTTCAATGTATGATAAGACGCGATCCTCGAAAGACAATGACGCATGAAGCGCCTCGGGACACTCATCAAAATATAATACTTCTACTTTATTTTTCGCCCGTACTCGTGTCTCTTGACGAATCCAATCTTTTACTGCTCCTACTCCACGATTTATGCACCATGTCGCAACGCTAATACGATGTCCTTGATGAAATCGACGTAAGGACAATTCAGCGTGCAATAAGAAAATTTGTTGAGCATCTTCTACTGATTCTCTTGTAATAGGATGAATGCTGCAAAGTTTCTCGATACGATCTCTTGAAAATCCTAATAAACGACTGAGAAAAATGCATCGTTTCTCTTTATCTTCTGTTATCTCTCTAAGTGAGAACTTATCAGGATGTGCTAGTATCATATCCTAGGTCCAATCCATTCGCCTTGCCACATGAGATGCCCCATAAATGTACGCGCGCCCGTACCTGGGCAAAAAGCCAAGCACGCTAATCCTTGCGCGAGCGCATCAAATGCCCTCTGCGCATCGCCCTTTTTCCGAGCGGCAAATATGACATTATCCCCATTCTCGGCAATATATTCTCCGCACTGTTGCGCTTTGCGAATGATGATGTCCCATGAGAGGAACTTATACTGTTCGATATATTGCGGAACGGCTGCGTCAAGGGCCGCAAGCAGCGTCTCGCGCTGCCGCTCAGTCTCGGACATTCCAAGATTATAGGTTTCCATGCGCCTGGGTTCCTGGCGAGCGTAAGAGGTAGGCACGAAAATAGAGGGTATCTATGGAAGGGAATGTTCAAGAAGTACGTTACCGAATCGCTCACTCGCATTGAAAGGGTACTAAGTATCATGGCTCAGACTCAAGCCCAACTCGACGCATCAATCGCCGCCGTCGATGCCGCCGTAACGCAGCTCGGCGCGGACCAAACGACCGCGATTGCCGCGCTCCTCGCGAAGATTGCGACGCTTCCGACCGGAACCACCGGCACGACCGGGACGCCGATCGACTTCACGCCGGAAGTGACCCAACTCCAGGCTATCGCCACCAAGCTTGGCGGTCTGGACGCATCCGCTATCGCCGCGAATCCGGCCCTGGTCACTGCCGGCGCTTCCGCGATCATCGCCACCCCCGCAGCGCTGACAATCACAGGTGGCGCAGGTGCGACCGGCTCGTTTCTCGTCGTCGAAGCAGCCAACACGGCGGCGACGTTCACGGCCGTAAGCTCGGCAGCATCGATCGCGACGGTTGCCCCGGCCAACACGGCAGGCTCCTTCACGGTCACGGAAGTCTCCGCAGGCTCGGCGACGATCACCGTCTCGGACAACGCGACCCCGCCCAACACGGCCACGGTCGCAGTCACCGCTTCCTAGGCTATTGACCCGGGAAACCGGAGATGCGAGATTGAGGCAGGGGCGTTCGGTGCGATAAAGGCATCGGGCGCTCCTGTGCGTTTATACAAGCGCTGCTGTGCGGGTCCAGCGAGGATGCGACCGCAGTCGCACCGCAGTCGGAGCCCCCCGCGCGCTGCGCGGAACATCGAGAGGCATGCCTCCTGGAACGCGTCATGTCGTATCGCCTCGCGGCACGGCCATACGGCCTGAAAAGGAAAATTTTAAAGGAAAATTTTAGAGGTTTCGCTTTTTCGCGCCTTTTGGCGCTAGAAACGGCGTGAGGTTGACCCGTGGAGCAGTGTTATCTCCCGAGTGCAGATGCAGGACGAGGTTAGCTCCCTGCACGCGCCTCACGACTTCGTTAAAAGTCGGAGGCTATCGTCTTCGCACGTTCTTTACATGCCCACGGACGAAATCAGTTGCTTGGCGGAACGGAGCATGATAGTTTCGGCTTATCAAGGTGCGTGTTTCTCCTTGGTCACGCCTCCGGTCTGGTTAGAGACGCGGGGGCAAACTTGTTATGTGAGAGGCATTCTTGCGCGCCGATCACGGGTTTCCTTTGGGGGCTTGCATGTTATCTGTCCCTATGCTATACTAGGGACACAAAGCACCCCACCAATAAAAGGAGCCCTAAAATGAACAGCCAGGCACACGCAGCACTCAAAAAAATCCAAGGCGGAAATTACGCCCACCCCACGAGCGGCATCGAGCCGATCGGCTACAACTACGAAGACGGCAGCCGCCTCGTACGGGAGCCCGGCTTCGGCTGGAAGATCGGGAAATGCGTACCTGAGTGCTCCTGCATCGCCGGAATGGAGGCATACGGCAACGCAGCGGTGGGGTTGCCGTAACATGGAAAACTTCGTCTATATCGGCAATCAGTTTATCGACCGCGTATCTAATAGCCCTGAAGAATGCGCGCGAGGCTGGAATCGCACCATCCAAAGCGTGAAAAAATTCATCGACCCCGTATGCGGAGAATCATTAGAAACCGTCCTAGCCCTACGCGAATGGGAGTCATGAAGGCACACGTATGCGCCTGCGGGTGCGGCGAGCCGATACCGGACGCCGTACTCGCTTGGGCACGGATGCTCGGGAATGAGCATATCGTGCGGTACGCCTCGCCAACGCACCGGGAGCGCGCAAGAAAGCGCAGGATGCGAGCGAAGCAGGGCTGACTTCCGGGAGGCGTAACCGCCCGCGCGGAAGGTGCGCCTATGGACTCCAAGACGTTTGCCTACCATCCGGGAAACAACGAGCAGAAGGACCGACTTGCAGACTTACAAATCGCGCTGAATGATATGCTCGAAGTTATCATTGATACCGTACCGGAAGGGCGCTATCAGCAGCTAGCAATCGACGACCTTGAGCGCGCCGGAGCAATGGCCGCGAAGGGGATTTTCAAGTACGACGACGGCTCGGCTCGGCGCGCGGAAGAATAGCGCATGTATAATTCCGGGCCGGAGCAGAGCGATACGCAGTCAACCGTCTCCGTGGGCGGGCAACTTGGCTCCGTGCTAACGAACCTGCTCATGTGCGGAGAGATTTTGCCGGGCTCGCCGCTTGGATACGAGCTAGCGAAAACCATAAATTCGTACCATCCGCTCGGCGCACTCCTTGCCGACGCGCCGATAACGCGCGCACAGAGCAAGAAGCGCGAGATAAGCGTTCCCGTCATTCTAGGCGAGCAGCGCATCGTCGAGCAATTCCAGAAGACATATCGTGAACTTGGGCGCGTCGGCGGCACGATTGTCATTCATAACTTGGTTAAGACGAGCCGCATCTATGGCATCGCATCGTTAGCGGTAGGAGAACGCGGAAAAGGTACAGATACGCCGCTCGACCTCGCGAAGATAGCCGAATCGGACTTGTATTTCAACGTGCTCGACCCGCTCAATACGGCGGGCAGTCTCGTTCTCAACCAGGATCCCAATAGCCCGGACTTCCTCAAGCCCGATGACAACGTGCATGTGCAAGGGCAAGCATGGCATCATTCGCGCTTATTCGTCAAAATGAATGAGCAGCCGATTTATATTGAGTGGTCTGCATCTGCATTCGGATTCGTTGGGCGTTCGATTTACCAGCGCGCACTATTCCCGCTAAAGTCGTTCATCCAATCCATGCTCACCGACGACATGGTAACGCGCAAAGCCGGGCTGCTCATTGCAAAAATGGAATCACCCGGCAGCATCATCGACAATAAGATATTGAATTTTTTCGGCATCAAACGTGCGGCACTCAAAGAAGGCGTAACGAACCAAGTCGCATCAATCGGCGTCACCGAAGACATCCAAACACTCAACATGCAGAACCTCGATAAAGCCTTCAGCGCCGCGCGTACGAACATCCTCAAAAACATAGCAACAGCAGCCGGAATGCCCGCATCAATCATCGCGCAAGAAACGATGACCGAAGGATTCGGCGAAGGCGTTGAGGACGCCAAGAAAGAGGTCGCATACCTCAACTACATCCGCGAGGACATGCAGCCAGCGTACGACTTCGTGGATAAGATCGTCATGCGCCAAGCATGGACGAAGGAATTCTACGATTCGCTGAAAGTCGATTATCCAAAGTTAGCACCGTATGAGACATGGCTGTACGAGTGCATTCACGCGTTCACTGCCGTTTGGCCGAACCTCATGGAAGAAGCGGACAGCGAGAAAAGCAAAACCGAGAAGGTAAAGATGGAGGCGGTGATCGCAGTCGCCGAAGCCGTTGCAACGCAGTGCGATCCCAAGAACAAAGCCAAAGTCCTCGCCTGGGTCGCCGATAACGTCAACGCCTGCGAGAACCTCTTCGCGGGCAACCTGGACATCGACGAAGACGACCTCGCGGAATGGGCGGAAGAGAACGACGAGATGCAACAAGAAGCGGCAACAGCAGCGGATAAGCCTTCAGGGCGACCAAGACCGTTCTCGGCGGCGTCCTAGAAAGAGAAAGCATTACGATGATTCTGGAAGTCCCACGGTATCGTTCGCACAAGGAAGTGCAAGCGCTCAAGATCGCTCAGGTACTCGTCGTCAATCCAGACGGGTCCGTGACGTTGGCGATTGACGATGAAGGCTTCGATCCGGTGACGGTTTCAAAAGAAGTTGTATTGCGATACATGCCGCTTCCGGGCGATTACCTCGTGATGTATCAGGACGGATACCATTCGATTAGTCCTGCGAAAGCATTTGAGGAAGGCTATACACATATCAAAGCCTATACGCATATCAAAGGAAAGGCGTGACCAAAGCCTTCCGCACGCTTCTCCTTGAGGCGATACGTGAGTTTAGCGAACGCGGATACATGAGCGAATCTCACCTCCAGCAGTGGACTGCGCGCCTCCATGCCATGATCGAGAGCGAGCTACCCACGGATGAGGAGAGCCGGGACATCCTCGCGCGCATTCTCGGGAGCATTTATGCGCGTGACGTGCGCTCGGGAATTGCCAAGCGCGTTCCGGGCGTCTCGCGCTATACCCTAGACCGTGTTGCCCCTCATTTACGCGCGGAACTCGATAAGCGCATCTTCGCTTCCGCCGATTTGATTCGCATACGCAAGCGCGAGACAATCGACAAAACCCTCGCGCGCTTCTCCGGCTGGGCATCGTCTGTCCCGCCAACAGGGACCTTCGACTTCTCGCCGCGAGCGCTCTCCAAGCAAATAACCAAGGACCTCGTATCGTTCAAGTACGAACGGCGTCGAGTTGCCATAGATCAAGGGCACAAGCTTGTAAGTAATATCTCCCATGTGGTTGCAATGAACGAAGGGGCGATAGCCGCAACGTGGTACGATCGCGGAGAAGACGATCACGGATACGATGCGCGCCCGGAACATCTCAAACGAAGCGGCAAACTCTTCATCGTCAAAGATAGCTGGGCAATGAACGAAGGGCTTATCCGCAGAGGCGCGGCTCCTTATACGGATAGCGTAACGCAGCCCGGAGTCGAAGTATATTGCTCATGCTTTTGGACATGGATCGTGCATCCGCAAGACTTGCCCGAGACTTTCCTAACCGCGAAAGGGCGCGCTTTCGTTAGACCTATTGCGAGCTAGGCTGTATTTACTTCCTCTGCGCGAACGGCAAATGCAGTTAATCCGTCCTCAGAACATTCCACAACGCGCCATGTTCCAGGTTCCATATTCTTAGCCTCATCAATAACAATTATGAATCCTACTTTCAGAGGCACACTAGATTTCACGAGCGCACTTTTGGAATGCCGATGCGGAATGGTGGCGGAATGGTGAATGAAAAGTCTCCCTCGATCATTCCGGTGGCTTCCTACGAATCTCGAAGACAAACATGATCCCGACGATTATCACAGCGGAAAGACCTCCAATAATAGAACCGATACTCATCATTCCGGCGGCTCCCCGCGCTTCACAGCTTGCGTTTGCTCGCGCACAGGTTCACGGATAGCCAATAGATACGCATCGCGCTTCACGGATTTTTCGACAAATCCATTGTAACCATGAGAAAGTGCATCAGCATGAGAAAGTGCATCAGTAAGAATATAAACGATTTCCCCATTCAAGGATCGGAAGTTCTTCTCAGATTCAGCCTTGATTTTCTCCGCGAGGTCATCGGGAATGCGGATATGGAGGTCGGTCATAGGAGTACAAAGTCTTGAGTGATAGTTCCGTCTGAATGATTTTCGTCTTCGTAGATGAGCATCGGTGCTCGGAAAATCCCCTCGTCATCCACGATGACTTCCACGTCATCGCCATGCTTTTCGGCGAAATTCTCAAGCGCAGCGATCACTTGGCGGATTGTCATATTGGACCCATATCCACGAGGGTAATAGTTCCAATGCTTCCGTCAATATGGATGATAAGGGCAGTCGGAGCGTTGCCCTTCCGATAAGGTTCAAGGTCTGTTTCGTAGTCGTCGCCACGCTTTTTCGCGAACGCCTCAAGCGTGTCGATCAACTCTCTAATTCGCATAGGATGATTTTACCCCACAATGGGACTACGCGCAAGAACCGGGCCGTTCTCGCGAGGGGGCGCGCACGATCCGCGTGGAAATAAAGCAAGGTAGCCAAGCACGTTCAGGCGCTCGACTACCTTTAACGCTCGAAACCTGTTGAAGAGGTTCACGAATGCTCCCTACCGCTTCAGATTCTCCGGCTGTTCTCCCTTCGCGGGATTGCAAGTATTGCGGGGCAGTATTTTATCTTACGAATCACCGGCAATGGGGAAAGCTATTCTGCTCAGTGAGATGCCAACAGAAGAAACATGCGCGAAGTGAGAAGGCAATCGCAATCAATCGGGCATGGAAGAAAGCGCATCCAGAAATTCAGCGGGCGTATCAACAGGCGCGCAGGCATCATTTCGATCAACCCCCTCGTACCTGTGATCTTTGTGGAGAATCATTTTCACCTGGATCGCAATGGAAAAGACGCTTCTGCTCAGCAAAATGTCGCACGAAAAACCATGATCGAAGCGAAAAGGGAATTGCGGCACATCGAGCATGGCATAAAGCGCACCCAGAATGTCAGCGTCAGTACCGGGAAAAGAACCGAGAATCTCGGAGTGAGTATCATAAGATATACTCCTCAAAAAACAGAGAAGCGATTCTCAAGCATAAATCAAAATGGCGCAAAGCGAATCGGCTCGTATCCAATGCAATCACTATTCGGTACAGGGCGAAGAAAAAGGGAGCGCAAGGTTCACATACCGCGAAAGAGTTTGTTCTCATCTGCAAAAAACAAGGCGGCAAATGCGCGCACTGCGGGAAAAAACGTAAACTAACTGTGGATCATGTTATTCCTATATCGCAAGGCGGGACTAATTTCGCCTACAATATCGAAGGAGTTTGCGGGCCATGCAATTCCGCTAAGGGGGCGAAAATTCTTGAGTACGCTCATCCCTCGCTCTTTGATACTAGGTAGCTCATAGGAGAGTGAGGAGCCATCACGGCGAATAGCTACGCTCATGCCCGAACAGGCCGCTAAAGAGTTAAGCGATTACGAAACTGCCGAAAAGATGCGTGATGGGTCTCCCAGTCCGCAGAAATTCGGTGATTTTTGGTTATTCGACTTGCGGATCACGGGGACAGGGGCCGCTTGGCGGGACTCCATATCGGAATATGCCTACCGGCATCCTGATTTATGGTTGAGTGAAGAGTTCGTAAAAAGGTGTAACGGGCTTCCGGTGATCTTCCTTCACCCGGAGAAGTCGGGGCTTAACTCTGACGAATTTCACGATAGGGTTGTAGGTACGGTCATTTTGCCGTATATACGCGATCAAGCCGTATGGGGGATCGCGAAAATATACGACGAGGCAGCGGTGACGCTCATGACCTCTTCCCATAGATCAACTTCCCCCGGCGTGACGCCGTCCAAGGGCTCCGTAG